TGACCCCTCGCAGATGCCGTCTACACGACTACCCACTTGCCAGCTGGACTGGCACACGTTCCTTGTAACCGAGATGACTTATCGGTCCGCGGATTTTAAGCCGCCTCACCCTCCTTTCTGACCTAGAGAAGGTCCCCCTACCTTATATCATAAGGTGGCTGCCGGAACCCGCTAACGCAGGTTTTCAGAACGGCAATCTCTTGCGGAGGAGAGATCCTCTATGGACGCCCATAACGGGAGAGGTCCACAAGAAAACAGCGTGTCACTCCATGACACAAACGCGCAACCATTCGGCTAATACCAACAGCCGGAAGGATCGCAAACGAGAAGAACCCCGTCTTCCTCCTCACAAACGGTGACAGGGCTGCAGGACAGCCGAGACTCCGCTAGAACGACCTCGCCACGCGGACGAGAAGCAACAGCCGGGCACCGGACGCCGAACGAAAGTTCGCCTCCGGTCCAACCCCTAGAACGGGCCTGTAAAAGCGCCCGAGGGGGTCTTGTAATACAACGCTTGAAAGCATTGTAAGACAACGGCTGACGCTCGGTCTGAAAAGACCGACCGTTCTCCCACAGGTCCATCTGGACCTCCAACCTTTCTACTGACGTAGATTCAAGCGAGAGCTTGTACCTGCCGTCATCGAGCCCGGTGCTATGCGGCAGGACCGCATAACCGCGTCGTTTGAGACGACGCTCATACTTAAAACAACCAAGTATGCCGAGATCGAAGCCGAGGTCACTCGGCAATAGAACCCACCTCGAGCGAGACTTCGCCTGGACGAAGGCCTGCTCCCACAACGGTCCGGCTGCCCGACAAGCAGCAGCCTGGTGAATATGACCCTGGAGGTCACGTTCACCACCACCCCTCCTGAGGTGCTTCACCTCCTTCCATCTCCCCCTTGAATCCCTGAGGAAACAAGTGGAATTGATCTCCGCAACCGACCTAAAACGGCCGGTTTTGGTCTCATTAATGATTGCCCAGTCGGGGTAATCACTATTGAGAACGGGGGAGGGACTGCTTATAAGGCAGTCGTCCCCGTTGATCAAAATTCCTGCTTCCACGTCTCGCGTCGCCCAACGGGCGGCAACGTAAGACTGCAAGCAGAGGAGAGGGAAGGAAAGGTAAGTGCCCATCATCTGGCCATGAGAGACTTGAGAGTCTCCCACGAAAGGACGAAGGGAATCCACGGCGTCCTGGCGCACAGAACCAGGAACCTTCGAACAGTTCGCCAGGAGCGAACTAAGGATGGTATCAGCAACGTCCAATCTGAGATTGTCCGAAGCTCCTACCAGATCAATCGAAGTCTGCCAATCAAACCGGCAAACTCGAGAGATCTCGGAAACTGTAGGCGGGCCTACAAGTAACCAATCCTTCCTCCCCAAGTACGAGTAGAGGCACTCGTGCAAGGGTCCCAGGGTATCCCAACGGTAAGTCGGAATACCCATAGGCCTCAACTTCCCAGCGGAAGGAACCTCCTTGTAACGGAGGCGCCAACCGCCAACCCCCTTGGGAAGGGGACCACCAGCCTGAACCCGGGCCTGGAAACTCTTGTAGGAGAGACCAGACCAAAATTCAGACGAGAAGCCGCGGTCGTAACGGGACGATCGCTTGGGAAAGAAAGAATGGCAATGGGAGCCATACTTCCTATCCCAACCAAGGGGGCAGGCCTCCCGAACAATCTTACGTGCAAACGCAAGGTATTCGGGGGAAGAGGAGGAGGGTGAAGGATCGCAGGCCCTGGCAAACCAGGACTCGCGGACGGAGGGGGGGGCGTGGAGGGAGCAGACGCTGGAAGGGAGACCCTTCTTGATGGAGCTGACACTGTGTGCCAGTTCCCAGCGCTGCCTTCGACCCAGGCGGAGGAGATGAGGGAAGCCCTCATCATCCCAGCCGCGCTGGACGCGGGGGAAAGGAACGGAGACCCGGCTGGACCGGGGGGAGAGAAGAAAGAGGAGATACTTGCCAAGAAAGGCAGGTTTGAGGTCCGGTAACTCGCCTTTCCCTAGGGAAAAGCGCATCCGAACAAGCCTCAATCCTGACCTAACGGTCTCCTCAGTACGTGCCGCAAGAGAGCGACACGTACAGCGAACCTTACAACCGCGGGCGGTTTCACGTAAGGCAAGCCGCGATGAACACAAGTTCGTCGCCATATTCTAAAAGCAAGGAATATGAGCGAGATCGTATCAACG